TGGGCGGAGTCGCGCACCTCAATTGGGTTGGCGCTGGCTTGGAATACCGGGCGCTGCTCTGCGATCTTGGGAACTGTCGGACCTGATGGCGCACTGGTAGCCGGAGCTTTCCCACCACGAGCCTGCACACGGCGGTTGAAATCATCCATGACGCGAGCCACATAGGCCTGTGTCTCGTGAAATGGCGGGATTCCATGGTACTTGTCTACGGTGCCGGGTCCGGCGTTATAGGCGGCCAGAGCCAGGCTCAGGTCGCCATTGTAGCGAGAGACTAGCTTGGACAGGTAGGCAGCTCCGCCGCGTACATTCTGTTCGGGGTCGAATACGTCTTTCACTCCGAGCCCCCTGGCTGTAGCCGGCATCAATTGCATCAGCCCACTGGCTCCCTTGGGACTGACTGCGCGCGCGTTGCCGCTGCTCTCGGCCTGCACTACGCTGGCGAGCAGGTCGGGGTCCAGTCCGTGCTGATCCCCAGCTTGTTTAAGGATTTCCTGCAAGCCGGAAGGGGTGCCGGGGGCGGCCTTGGCCTGTGGCGGCACCATCACGGCGGAGGATGCCAGTTGCGGAGCGGGCGCGGTTTGGACGGGCGCGGGCGGCGCTACCACCTTGGGGATGATCGGCGTCTTGCGTGTAGCCGTTTCCCCTGGTGGGGGAAGTCCGGGGCGGTTCACGAGCGCATTGCCCTGAGCGTCCACGATCACGCCTCGGTCGGCAGGGATCTCCGGGCGCGGCGCGAACTGGGCGGGGGCGATGCGAGTGCGGGCGGTCTCGGGGTTGACCGGCGGCGGCGCATTCAGGTTGGGCGCAGGCCCACCGGTGGTGGCGGGTAGAGCGCGCTGCTCGGTCGTGATGGGGAATGAAGGGGTATCGTTTGCGAACTCAACCGTGGCGGCGGGGCGGCCACCTGTCGTGGCGAGGTCCGTGCTCGGCGGCGCGGGGAGGGCGCGCTGTGTAAAGCCGCCCTCGGCCAGCGGTTCGCTGACTGCCGGGCGGCCGGTGTCCACCGGGAACGCACCGCGCAGAGCGCCGTATCCGGCTAGACCTGCAATGACGGCATTCAGCCCGGCTCCAGTGGCGAATTGCGCGGCTTCAGCGTTCTTCCCTCGGCGGAATGCCTGATAAGCCTGCTCTGCATTATCGTAAGCGCCTTTAGCCGCTTGGACGGAGAATATCGCAGCCAACGGCTTCAATTCAGGAGCAGCGGCGAGTAGCGCCAGATTGGCGGGCGTGCTCATTCCTTCGCCAAATGACTGAATACCCTTAGCGACTCCGGCCTGAATTGGACTTGCCGCATCGGAGGCCGCGAGTTGCTGTGCCTGCTGCGCTTCTTGCTGCGCCTGGACGGCGCGCCCTGCGGCTGTCATGTAGCGTGGGTCCAGCGCGTGCGATACCGCTTGGTACCCCTGCTCGACTTTGGGCAGTAGCGGCGTCTGCGCCCATTGCGGGAGTACGCCGGATTCGGCGGGAAGTGAAGTCGTGGCCTGACGATACTCTTCCGTGCCGGATCTGAGCGAGGGATCAAGGCCGAGCTTTGAGGCAACAGCGGGAGCGCTGCTTTCCAGTGTGCGGCCAATGACGCTATTCGCCACGGCATCGCGCGCACGCTGGCTCCATGTGAGCGGAGGAGCGGCCTGCATGGTGCCATTGGGGAGTTGCTGGGGTTGTGGCGCTGGTTGTGCTTGCGGCGGGGCCTGGGCGGCTGCTTGCGGCGCAGGTAGCGCGTTGCCAGTCTCCAGCCCGGTCGCTGCGCCCTTCAACCCTCCAGACTCCAGACCCTGCCAGCCAGCCCGCGCGCGCTGGCTCCAGGTGGGCGCGGCGGGGGCGGGTGCCGGAGCGGCCTGGGACAGAGGCGTAGCGGTGCTCTCGTCGAACTGAACACCGCCACCACCACCAAGCGGGACCGCAGTCGTTTCGTCGAACTGGACCGGGGCCGTTGGCATTTATTTCACCACCCCAAGATCGTGCTTCCCTGCGTCACGGTAATGGTATTGTCCATCGGAGCCGAGTGCCATGTCGGCGGCTCCCTTCGGCGCCGGGGCGGTGGCCTTCGGAGGCGCGGCCCTCTTTGCCGATGGCTTTGCTGAACTCCCTGCCGCCGCCGCGCCGCCATCTGAGCGGTGCCATGCCAGATCACTTCCTACTACCATGTGCCCAGGGTCGTCCGTGCTGACCCCCAGCTTCTGCTCGAAGCTGTCCTGCGCGGCTTGGTAGGCCTCTTGAGCTACCGCAATATCATCCGGGTCAGGAGGATACCCGGCCTTGTCGAGTACGGCCTTAGCCTTCGCAAGAGCGTTGTTCTTCTCGTTGATCGCTGTCGCCTGTTGAGCGGCTGTGAGTGGCTTGGCGCCAGGGGCACTGCCCTGAAACTTCTTGATTTCCGTGGCTGCCATTTCCTGAGCGGCACTCTCCAGCGCGGCTCTACGCACTGGGTCGGTTTCAAGATGCGCGGCGGCAACAGTTCCCTCATAAGTCGTCGGCATCTTCCCGTTCGATTGGTAGTCGGCGACCTCCTGCTTGATGTCGGCAAGCTGACCGTACACCTGGGCGCGCTCGGCCTGCGACTTTGCCAGTTCCTCTTTGGTCCCGGCTTGGGCGCCAGCGGCGTAGTTCTTTCCGAGGTCGTTGATCGACGTGATGACATCTTTGGCGCGGCCGGTATCCGCCGTGTAGACTTTCTCCGCCTCCGCCTCCTGCTGTCCGAGAGCGTTCACTCGTCCAGTCTGCATCGTTTGTGCAATCCCAAACTGGCGAGTCGGATCATTGTAGTCTGATACGCCCTCACTCTTCGGGGAAATTGCGCCTCCAAGAGCGCCGAAGATTCCGCGTTTGGAGAATCCAACACCAGCCCCCTCGAGGCCACGAAGGATGCGCCGTCCGGCTGACGGTTTGTAGTCGTTGGGATTGATCGGCGTGGAGGCTTTCATGCGCGCCTCCTCAATGGGCGCCAGGGTGGCCTGCAGTGTAGGATCACCCTGGAGCTGCGTCGAATACTTCTCGGCCATCTGCCCGGCGCGCTGTATCCCGGCCTGGTTCTCGTCGACCGCCCCCGTCTGGGCATCGCCCGATGGTGTCACGCTCGCCGGGACGGTTGGCGCGCCTGTTGAGTCGGTGGCCGCCGGAGCCGCGGGCTGCGCACCGCTGGAAGCGAGATGCGAGGCAACTTTATCCATCAGGCTGTTCGGGGCGGCAGTGATGGCGTAAGTGTTTCCGCCCTGGCCAGCGTCAGACTGGGCGCCACCCTTCGCCAGATTGTCACCGAAGTTCAACCCGAACCCAGAGGTCCGGTAATCGGGCGCGGCGCCGGTTCCCTGCGGCTGCGCAGCGGCGGTTCCTGCCGGGGCTGGGAGATTGGCAGCAGAGACGGGCGCGGGTTGCGCCTGCGGTTGCGGCTGGACAGTAGCGGCGGCCGGCGTGACCGTGGGCGCCGGCCTGGCGGCCTGGGCGGCGAGCTGGCTCTGTACCACGGGAACTGGTGCAGCCGCTGCTGGGGGGCCTCCCTGTACCGGCCACGGGAGCACATTGCCGCCAGTGCCGTTGCCTAGACTGGCGAGATACGCCTCAATATCTTGCCCAGAGGACGCGAGAGGCGCCAGTGCGGATTTACCAGAATCATCAAAGAAAGCCAAGGGGTAACTCCTTTTTTGCGTTGTATTTCGCGCCGATCAGCTAGTTAAGGCGGGGCGGCCCAGCAATCTTACCCTGCAACTCGTCCTCGTCTTGCCCGGAGGCAAAGCGTGATGTCGCGGGCGGTGCCATACTCGCACTCGACATGGGAGACAGGGACGGCACCATGCTTTGGAATCCCCCACCACCCTGTTGTGGCTGCTGCTGCGAACCCCCACTTCCAAGCGACTTGATTTTATTCAGCCCCGCCTGCTTGAGCGCCCCTAACGCTTGAGTGCCGAAAGAGGGTGCCGCCAGTGCTGGCGCCGCCGTCGAAGCTAGTGCTGGTGCCGCTGCTGCTCCCGCCGCTGTGGCTGCTCCTGCGCCAGCTCCAGCTGCACCTGCAGCCCCCGCTGCGCCCGCGCCCGCGCCTGCTCCCGCCGCCGCGCCACCTGCCGCTCCTGCTCCCGCTGCCAGAAATCCCATACGTTACCTCTCCTTAATCCATTTCACTAGACGACATTCAGAAGCTATTGCGCCGAGTTTATACAGCAGCCGGTCAAAGCCCCTCGGAACTTTTGGACCCATAAAAGCGTAAGCATCTGTTACCCCCATCGCTTCCAGGCGAGACTTCATCTCCACAAATAGACTGACGAAAGCCTCGGCGCGCAATGCTGGTGTTTCCCAGTTGTGGTCAATAACCAGAATCATTTCTGCAACCATCAAGGCTGAAACCATCAAATGAGGTTCATCATTTTCGTCTACGGCCACCAGAGCCTCAAACAGTTCGGGGCTGTCGAGCGCCGGCAAAACATACTTCACAGGCGCTCGCAGGTAGATTTCTTCCAATTTCGGGATGTCGCGCTTTTCCAGCCTACGGATTACCACCTTTACCCCTTTCCTGATCTTTTCTGGCCTGGTAGAGTGCGCTTTCCATCAGCCTCATAAGCACCCACCGAATGAGCCGATTTTTCCCCATCAGAGCGGCGGCCCGTTCTCCGTATTTCTTGTAGAGATCGGTGAGGAATCTCCCGTACCAGGATGCCCGGAACGGTCCGAACATCCATTCCCTGACAAGGACCGTCCGGGGTTCGTACCAGCCCCCAAATGTCGCAGCCGCTACCCAGCAGATACCCGACGATCCTCCAAGTAAGAGAGTCCCTCCCATGTCAGTCCAACTCGGCGTCTGCGCGGCCTGCTCCTCAACGCCCAACTCGCCCTGAGATGCTCCTTGCTGTATCCCAGCCAGTTTCGCCTGCTGGTCAGTGATGCCCGCGCCGGCCTGCTGAACCGCTTGGCCGTAAGCCGCCCCGGCTGCCAGTCTGCTTTGCGTGGCCCCGGCCTCCTCTGTGCCCATCGTCCGCTGGGCAGCCTGCTGCTCAGCCTCTCCAGCTGCGACACCCGCTGCCGCGTTCTGTCCGGTTCTCTGCGCCTGCTGCTGGTTCTTTGCCTGAGCCGCAGCCGCCGTAGCATCAGCCGTCCCTGCCACTTGCTGATTGGTCACAACTTGAGCCTGGCCGCCCTGGACATAGGGATTTTGGGAGGCAAACTTGGCGAGAGCGGATTGCTGCTGGCCGATGTCAGCCTCAGTGGCTTGCTCTGATTTCTGTGCGGCTGCCTCATTTGTCGCTGATTCACTGGATGCGGTGTCCATTACGTCCTGCTGAGCGGCTCTTGACATTTTTACCTCGTATCTCTGTAGAAGTGGGCCAGACGGTTATCGTTTCTTTCAAACCCTGATTTGATGAGCGGCTTACCGATGGTCTCGGCCAGCGCAATCGGAACATCGCAGTGAACGCCGTTGTATCCAAGCCACGAGAGGACCGCTGCCAGGCTCTCAATGTCCCTCCGTGCGAACGCCGTAGCCCTGGGATCACAGCCAGCAAACATCAGCTCGGCGCGCCGCTCAACCCATATAGCCTGAAGCGGTTCGCTCGATCCGTCCTCTTTGCCAACCAGCGACACAGGGACCGCCATCGATGGGTTGCCGTCCTTGTTGAAGAAGCGCGGGAGTGGGTAGCTCGTGCCGTCGCGCTCGTTCTGCTCGCGGTGGAAGCGGCGGATAGCCACCAGATCCTCCGGTCTCGCCGGATAGAGGTTGATGGGCGTCACCTGGTCGCGCCTCCCCTTGGCAGGTGAAGCAGCCGCAGGTTGCCGTGCGTGGTGATCCGATGCCCCGCGGGAAGCAGCGACGCCAGAGGCCCGAGCACCACCGGGACGCCGTGCCGCTGCGCGTAGGCCATGATGGCGGCGTGGTTTGCCTCCAGCGTCTCCAGCGCGGCTTTGATCTCCTTGGCCGGGTCGAGGTGCCCAAGATCGTTTTGCGTGTATGGGCGCTGGCATTCCGGGCAGCTATGCGCACTGAGCAGTAGATCGATGTTGTGCTCGCCGCCCGTGACCTTGTTCACCAAATGGACGTGGTGAACGTGCGTCCGCCCGTCGATGCTGTTGTGCTCCGGTCCTTCTCTCACAATCCAGTTCATGTCGATGATCCTGTCGTTCCATCGTTCGTTACGAGACGTCCGCCGTTGCCACCGATATTCCGGCCTCCACCCGAAGGCGTATTCAAAACCCCACCTTGGACCGACACATTCGTTCCTCCCGAGTATGAGCCGTTGCCGGGGTTTCCCGGCGCGATGGCTACGAGCACTCCGTTCTTGATGGTTTGAGCCCCAGGGGCTGCGTTCTTACCGCCGCCCACACTCCCTAGATTAAGGTCATAAGGCCCAGTTGCGCCCGCCCCTCCGTCTACAATCTCATAGCCGACGATGTATCCACTTTGGAGAATCGGATGGATTGTCGGGGGCGTCGGCGCAGGAAGTCCAACGACTGACACATTGCCGGTTGGTATGATGCCGTCAGCCAGGACGGCAGGCATCGTGTTGCGCACCATGTAATTCGACCCATCGTAACCTACCACCTGCGTCGAGTTTGGCTTCGCGTTGATGATTGAGGCTGACGGGAGAAGAGTTTGTGTTCCCCCCTTGACCGCTGCGTACTGCGATGTCGGCCCTGCTCGGCCATAGATTCTGATGTTTACCGCCAGCCCTGTCGAGAACGAGTCAATGCTGGCGAAGTTCGTCTGGTTCAGGGGCAGCGCCGATTCAGAGGCGGCCGACGATTGCAGCCCGGCCGCTACCGTCCCCCCCGGATGAAGCTGGTACTCGTTCCAGTTGCTCAGGTCGTAGCTCGAGCGCAAGCGCCAATGTGCCGTTATCCCCGGCGATGGGACCGTCTGCTGTGTGGCTGTTGAGGCCGGCAGCGTGGTCACGTCCGAGGTGAAGCTGGGAGAAGGTGAATAGCTTAATTCGTGGTACAGCGGCTTGTTGGCGGACTGGGCGGCGTTGGCGATCTGGACGTTGAATGCTCCATTGGCGCCGACGACGGAGAAACCTGCCCTCGGTGGCGGCGCGATGGCCGGATGCTGCGGCGAGTTGGTCGGCTCCAGCCAGTTCGTTCCCGTCGCCAGATTGAGCAGCGTTAGCTGGTCGTGAACGGACAGAAGGACGGTGCGGAGGCTGAAGTCTTTGATCCCGTTGATCTGTGCGCGGCTGAGTGGCGGCATGTCTAGTGGTTCTCCCCGGACTCACGCGCTCCGAACATGGGATTGATAAACAGGCACGAATACTTCATGGAGAACCACGCATCGGGAATCGCTCCATTGGTGAACCTCGTGCGCCACCGCTCACTGAGCCGGCCGGGCAGTCCGCGCGACAATCCCGCCACCGGATTCAGGTCAAGCTGGAAGGGGCGCACCCGGACCTCTAGATTCTTCTGGTTATTCTCGCCCGTGAAATCCTCCACGCGGTATGCGCCGGGGAGGAAGGACACGAACAGGCTTCCATTGCCGCGAGCGTTCATGTTGATGCCGACGAGCTTGCACAGCGTCATCGCCTCCTGCGAAGCAACCGTCTCATACTGACAATCGATCCCAGCCCCATTGTCGTTATAGACGCCTGGGGTGACAGCCTGAACGGTCCCATCCGGGGCCGATGAGGCAAAGACAAACTGCGAGATGTACTGCCGCTCGATCTCCTCCGTGGTGTCGACGGGGCCCTCCACGGGGTCCGGCTCGCCAGCAATTGTCCGGTAGAGGCGCGCCCCGATGTATGCTGCGATGGTGTCCACCGAGTATTTGCGGCATTGCTCGATGGTGATTTCCTTGCCAGAGTAGCGCGAGAACAGGAGTGGGTTGTTCCATCCCTCCTCATAATTCAGAGTCAGGACCACATTCGGCACGGTGCTTGCCCCAACCGGGAAGCCCATACGGACCTCGTGCTGCTCAATGTCGATCGCGCACCAGATCGTATGCTGAGCCTTCCAGTTGATCGTGTTCCACCAGCGCGGGAGTTCCTTCGATACCAGCTCTGGATAGTCGTTCTCGTACTTGTAGATGCCGCTGGAGTGGACAAAAACCATGAACTGACCGCACACATCCACGGCGCGCGGCCCGCACGGGCCCACCTTGATCCAGCGTTGCGTCACTGACCAGGTTGATGGGTCCGCGGTCGATGGCTGTAGCTCGAACGCCGAACGCTCGCGCAAGGAATAGACCGTGCCGCGGAACTCTCGGACGCACCAGGCGCGCTCTCCGTCGTCGTTGCCTACCACGATCACGCTCGTATCGCCGTAATAGCTCTCAGGGTCGGCCGCCAGAGAAACCCAGTGCCCGGAATAGTAGCCAGGCACGCCTGTTTGAAAGATGCGGTCTACCGAGGGCGAGTAGTAGAGGTCCACGCACTGCTGCGGCTGGATGCAGCGCAGCCGGTCAGTGATGGAAATAGAGCCTTCCAGGAATTCGTCGGTGAAATTGAAGTTGGCAGAGTACGTCCCATTCGGCAGGATTGTTGCCGTCACCGGGATACCGTCCGAGGTATCCGCTAGTGGGAGATAAAAGAACGGGCCGGAGCTGAGCCCGTCCGCCACCGCGAAGCCGACAATCACGTTCTGGATGTAGCTCGGCCCGGTGGGCAGGTTGAAGACGCCAATCTCATAACCATTCGCGTCCACGTCGTAGCTGAAGGCGGCGGCCTCTTGAATGCCCGATACGGTGTCGAACATATCCTCATACGCGAGGATTGCCCACCGCAGCCCCTGGGTGCCATTAGGGCCACCTTGCGGCAAGTCGCACTGGATATTCCCAACCGCCCCCGATAAGTTGACCGTAGGTGGGGCGGGGCCGGTCGCTGATTGTGAGACGGTGTAAAGCTCATTGTTGACGAACGATCCGACATAGCTGAATTGTGCGAATGGCGGGAAATCCGCTCCGCCGAACGTCGTTCCGGTCGGCACGTCGCACTCGTAGATGTTGACGTACACAACGGGGTAGCCGGCAGGAAACTCGGCAGTCCCTGAAAATGCGTCGTCCAGTTGCGTGTTTATGATGGAATTCGCCGGGCCTGGGGTCGTCTCTCCTCCTGCGCTGGAGTAGGTCTGAACGACGTAAATATCTCTTCCGGCAGGAAATGCGCCGTAGTTTCCGCCCAGTTCGGTGATGATTGGCTCGACATCCGGCACCGGGATCATGCCGTTCGTGACGCGCGCGGAATTGCTCGATGGAGGATTGATGGCAGGGGATTCGATGGGCAATACGGTAATCGGGACTGTTGACCCAAGCGCGAACGGGCCGCCAGCCAATTGATTGTAGGCGCCGACGGGGGGAGCCCCCGTAGTCGCTATGACGCCAGCAACATAGATTTGCGCCCCGGTGGGGATGTAGTAGTTAGGAAGACTCTGCACCCAACCCGGCAGCGAGGCGAGCGTCGGGATGGTGACATTGATCTTGTCGTTGAGGACGGTGCTGGGGATGAAACTGGGCAGTGAGCCGATAGTCTCGCCCTGAGCGTTGACGAAGGTGATCTCGATATAGACATCGAGCCCCGCGGCAAGCGCCCCGGCTCCACTAACTCGCGTCAACGTCGGCGCGGACGGAAGGGGCAGCCTATTGGCTAGTACTGGCGTCTGCTCTTTCCATGTGACGTCGCCATCTACTACCGTGCCGCCCTCCGTGAGAGGCCATACGGGCTGTGTGTCGCCGCAAGCTCCGGCCACGGTGCAGATGTAGAGGTGGCCATTGCCGACCGCTACGGTCGCGCCGTACTGGATCTGCGACGAGGTGCAGCACTCGCCTACGAGAACCTGAGCGCCGGCGTACCAGCCGAACCCGAGTGGCTTCATTCCGTAGGGGTAGAGGTTCTGTGTCGCCAGATCATAGACGGCAGGATTTGCCGTCGGCGTGAGGAGATCGGAAAACGACATCCAGGCGCGGTTGTAGGCCTGGGAACCGATCATGTGCGATTGAGTGGGAAGCGTTACCAGTGGCCCCGTGATCGAGGACGTGCGGCCCGTGCCGGTAGGGTTCTCGATCTGGAGCGCACCGGCATAGTCGAATAGCAAGATGGCCTGGAAGTAGCTCTGAGTCGCCGTCTCCGGGGTAAAGGCACCCCCTAGAAGCCCAGTGACAGGACTCCTGTTCTTCCCCTGAATGGTGGTCTGGATGCCGAAGCGAGTCTCTACTTCGGTGAGGCTGAAACGACAGTTCTGCGCGAGCGCAGCGCATCCCATGGGGATGTTTGTCGGGTCATCCTCGTCAACCAGACCGAGCCACCGGGTAAATTCGACCTTTGTACTATCGCCGTAATTGGCCATCTATGCCCTACAGACCCTGCATATCGTGGTCAACTTCGACGCCGAGAGTCTGCGTACCGCCAGGATAGGCCCCATTAAGAGCGGTGGCTCCATAGGCGAACGTCAGATTGTACTGCCCTGCGGTCGCTGTCGGAGTCAGGGATGCAGTGTATCCTGGGACTCCTCCAAAAGTAGGTACAGCGCCAAATGCCGCGGCACCGGCAGGCCCAGTCATGGTCTGCGCCTTCGGGTTCGATGCCGCGCTGTCTAAAGTGACAACCTCGGGCGCGGCATAGTTTCCGCTGAGCGCGATGTTGAAGACGGTTGTCTTGAAGTTTGCGCCGCGCTTCTGGTAGGCGATGGTGACTGCATTTGCCATTGTGATAACTCCTTTGGTCGATGTTGGTTAGATGAGTTTCAGGAATAAGCCAAAGCCGCGCCATTCCCATCCCATGTTGCCTTGGAGCGGATATGCCCAGCCGCCGCGCCGCTGATTGTTACGGTTTGGGGAGCCCAGGCGAGCCGTCAGATGCTGCTGCTGGCGCATGAGGTCTGCTGCGATCTCGTCCCATGCGTTCTGCGCCATCTTGCCGTAGTTGTCCACCCATCCCTGGTTCGGACGCTCTATCCCGATCAGAGCCGCGATGGACAATGCCAGTGCATGACCAGCGAGCGGTGCGATTTCCACCACCGTATCTTCGGTGAGCAGCGGTTGAGGCCGGAAGTCGCCGCGCACGCGAATATCGAACGCGCCCGCCTGGGCTTGCGAGGGCGTATCGGGAAGAATCTGGAATTCCGAGACCGGCTTGTACTGATTGGCAGGTGCGCCCACCGGCTTGAAGTCCACGTAGCGCGGCTTTATCAGATACTTCAGCGGATAGACGTTATCGGAAATGGCAGATGCCACCAGGTCTGATTCATCCACCCCGATGGACACGCCAGGAACCGTGACCACCTTTTCGATAAAAGGGGCGCACGTTCCATTGAGGTACGAGATAGACATCTCGTAGGCTGTCTCGCAGAGCGGCGAGAAGTACTCTGGGGTAAGCCAGTCGAAATAGCTGTCCCCAACAAGCCCGGCCACCTTGCCATAAACATCTTTCCGCGTCTGCATGTGCTTAGCTCCTAGCCTTGTTGCGCCGTTCCTGCTCAGCGTTGATCTTTTTCCAGTCCTCAGCCTTGAGTGTCTGGAGCCGGACGTGATCGACCAGGATTTCCCCAGACAAGAAAGCCAGCAGAGGATCGACGACGTAGCTGCATTTGCACATCCCCGTCTTCGAGACGTACTGCGCGCCGCACCGCGGGCAGGAATCCTCGGGCCGGGTTACGGTGTTACGCCAGGCCTTCGGTGCCGTGATCCACTTCTGCTCGAAAGCGAAGTCGGCCCACACGCGCTCCGGCCGCTGGATGTTCGCGCGCGTCTTCGGGTCATCGGCCCAGTGGTCCGCCTGGTCGAGAATGACCATGCATCGGTGCTTCATCTGGGCGTCGGCCTCTTCGATCAGATCCCCGAGGATGCGGTCGCTGAACTTGAGGAATCTCTTCTTCCCTTTGAACACCCACGACGGATCGCGCACTGTGGATTTTGGCGTAATGCCTTCTAAATCTCCCTCAAAAACAATCACGCCACCCTGCTTGAAATTCTTGTCTCCATCGTTCAGGCCGACATAGCAAGTCTTGAACTCCATCAACTGATGAACAGGGAGAAGGATGCCGCAATCGAATCGGTCGTGGGTGCTATGGTCGCTCATCTCCTCTTTCCCCCGATACGGGAAAAAGGCGCGAGTCCCCGTGACGGTCAGGCTGGAGAAGGGCTTACCGGACGGCCGCGGCGGAACGCTGTAATCCCAATACCCCGTTTCGACCTTGAGTTCAAACGGAGAGCGGTTGATGATCGTGGCTGGCTTGATTTCACCTCGGAGTTCCAACTCGTAAATCTTATCGAGCCTCATCTGGACGCGCGCAGATGCGGACATTCCGAGATTCTGTTGTACTACGCTGGGCAATATGGGCTGATCGAGGATTTCTGGCATGGTGATACGCTCCTTGGTGCTGCGCTCCGAGAACTTGTCCCGCGAGTTTAGATGTGGCTCATCAGCCCTTGCTGGTTGACGAGTCGGTTGCGGAATCCTCTGAGTTCAGGATCCCCCTTGAGAAATTCGAGGTGGCTCAATCGCTGGTAGGTCACTTCCGCGAGGAACGCATCATACTGCGCCTGCTCGCGCTCGTCGGCCTCTTCCATGTCCAGGCGCATTGCCCGCGCCACTGCTTTCTCGTCGACGACGCCATGGCAGTGGGCCGAGTTCTCCCATTGCGCAATCGACGCGCGCACATCCTCAAGCTGGGGAATCTCCGGCCATGGGCCACCGCCGGACAGCATGAAGTAGCCGCCGCGCTCAGGATAGGGCCCCATCATCGGGGTCTCGCCGTCCTGGGATAGAGCTGACTCCCATTGCTCCTTGCTGCCGTAGGCCGACGCTGGAAACCACCGCTCCAGAATCCAGCCATCGCAGGGGTAGAGCGGAACCCAAAACATCCCGATGCGGATAGCGTCCGGGGCAATCTGTCGCGTCTGGTACGCTACGTCGTGCTTGCGCTCCTCAAAACGGACCTGCTCCGTATCATCGGCAAACTCAGTCCACATTCCGGCGCGCTGGACAAGATGGTTCTGAGACAGGATGATTCTCCAGTTCGGGTCGCCGTACTCGTTTTTCCCGCCGCAGCGAAATAAAAACTCTCGCACTTCGCGCGGGGTGTCGCGTAGAGGGTCAAGCAAGTTGCCTCCAAAATGGAGCGGGCAGCCGAAGCCGCCCGCCGGGTTGATGTTGAACTTCCGTCAGTTCACTCGAATCGAGCTCTTCCCGCTATTTTGATACTCAGCAAATGGAACTGGATCGAATCCTTGAGAGTGTGCGAAGCATTTGTCTGAATTCAACGTCTAGGCTAGAAAAATCGGAGGCGAATCGAAATCTCTAGCCTAAACCGTTGATTCTGCTAGTTGGAAAAACTGGTTTCAATCGACAAGCCATAGCAAACGCCGCTCGTCCAATTGTTTCTACTCGCATAATTGACAGCGTCGTAGAGCCATGCGTCCTTGTAGCTGGACGTGTTGTTGCCGCTCGGGCGCTGGAACCAGATGCCCTCGATCTGACCGGGGACAAACTGAGGAGCGTTGTTGAAGCGGCAGCGGATCATGCTGGAGCGGTCCATGAAGTAGAGCTTGTCCACCGCAGCAACGGTGTCCAGCAGCCACTCCACGCCAGCGATGGTCTCCGCGGTGAACGTGTCAGGCACGCCATCGAACTTGGGAGCCTTGCCCGTCGGCATGGTGATCTGCTGGATGGCAAATCCCAACTGGTTCCACGAGGCGCGCTGTGCATTGTGGCCGTACCAGAAGTTCTTGGGGCGGTCGCGGTTGTAGGTCGTGTTGCCCATGGCCTGCTGCATACGAGCCAGGAACGTCTCGACGATGCCCAGGGTGAGCAGCGACGAGTTGGCATTGTAGGACGGGCTCTGCACGTAAGAGAGCGAGCGGTCCATGCCCAGATACTCGCCAGTGGTATTCGGGCTGACGATGTACTGGATGCCGTTGAAGAACAGAGGCGAACCGGCGGCCACGTTGTTAACCATTACGTAGTCGCCGGCTATGACACCGGGAGGCACGGTGTCAACTGTTACCTGGTTGCCGGCGCCGATGCCGTTCTTGGGGGCATCGATGACGACGGCAGAGCCACGGAGGGTGTAATTGCCATCACCGGACATGAACTGAATTGTGTCCTGGATGTCGATGAGACGAGAGCCAAACGGCGTGGTGGCCAGGGAGATGGGATTGGCGCCGCCGCCAGCATAGGTCGCGGAGACCGTGGCGATCTGGCCCGTATTGAAGCCCTGGAGGCTCTGGTTGCGCTTCTTGGGCATCTTGGTGTGCGCGTCGGCCACCAGTTTGTCCACGGGGTTGACGGCGATCACGGTTTTGCCGCTGCCGCCGATGCGCTTCTGGAGATCCGTCGCGGTGATGGCCAGCAGGATTTCCACGGGGGTCATAATTCCCTCGTTGTAAGCGCCGCCGGTGCCGGTCGGATAGTTGCCGCCATCGGTCGAGCCGGCGCCAAAGCTGCCGCCGTACTCGTACTGCAGCATGACGCGGAATTCCTGGAGCGAGGTCATGGTCTGCGGGCCCATGGTCGAGAACCGGCGGTCCAGTTCGGACTCCATGTTCTCGATGACTTCCTTGGGCGGCGTGTAGGTCTGGAGCATGAGGACCGAATCAGCGGATGCGGTCGTAAAGTTTGGGGCTGGCATATAGTATTCTCCCGCGCACGATCTCACGAGGAGATCGAGTGCACTTGACTATCGGCTATCTGTCGGAGAGGGTGCGCGGGCGGCCGGCGGCCGGTGCGGATGAGTGCGGTGAGCGGTCTGCTTTTCTCTTGAGGTTCCATCCCTAACCGGAGCCGATACCCGGTACAGCATCTTCAGGAGGCCACGTCTCGATACTTCAGCTTTCGCTCGGTACTTCAAATAAGTGGCGGGATTCTCACCCGCCTTTGCTTTTTGGGGTCGCTCCCCGGGGTATCTTTTACCTCTTGGTCGTAAGCAGTTGCCGTTGCCGGCTGAACGTCTCGGCCAATCGTTCGCTATCGCTCAGATTATGCCATTGCGAGTTCTCTTTGGCAAGTTGGCCTTCTGCGGCCTTCCATGCCTCGTCGCCTGTCATCTGGTGCGGCCGTACCGGCGCTCCCTGCGTAGGCTCCTTGCTGGCCGTCGGCGCGGTGTCGGTACGGCCACCCCCTGTTGCTCCCTGAACGTCGGCACCATACTTGCGCACCAGCTTTGTGACGATGCGGTTGAGCAGGCTCTTGCCGGTTTGGTCCCGCGACTGAAGTATGGAATCGAACGCCTTGATGCGCGACTGCATGTTCTCCGTCGTGGGATTGGCGAGGTACTGGACTTCCAACTCGAGCTGCTTGTTGAACTCGTAGGGGTCGGCCTTGATGTAGCTCTCGATCTCATTGCCAACCGCATTCTTGAAGGCGCTGATATTCGACCCCGGCAGCGGGGTATTGAGCTGCCAGTCGGGAATCACCGCACCCGCCTTGCGCAGCCCGTCGATGATCTTGTCAACTTGCTGGAAAGTGCGAGTACCAGCCTCGACAAAGAACTTCTGCGTCCCTTCTTGCCGGACCTGCTCCCGGCCCTTTTTGCCCGCGCCCGCATCCTTGGCCGCATTGGCTGACTCGATGCGCTTGGCCTCATCGAGCCGGGCCTGGACCTCGGCGCGCACATCGGGGGATAGGCTGGACAGGTCAGGGTCGCCCTTTGCCTCTTTTCCCTTCGGGTGCAAGTCGTCTTTGATGATCGAGAGGGCCAGTTTCAGATCATTATCGCGCTCGCGGTCGGATTCGCTGGTGTACTGGTTGGCGGCTATCCGCTCCTCGACCTCGGCCAGCGAGCTGTCAGCGTAGCGGTCGACGATGTGCTCTCCGAAAGCGTAGAGATCCTCGCCATAGACCGGCTGGCCCTGATCATCGATTACCTGCTTGCCGTCGGCTCCGACAATAGCGAATTCTTGGGCAAAGGAGTCGAATGCCTTGGCGATGCCGTCGGGACTCTCGAAGTCCTGAAACTTCGCGCGCATCGCAATGACCCGGTTCGATGTCTCCTTGGCGAAATTGGCCGAGTCGGGCGATGCGAAGATTCCCTTGAGCTGCGAGAGTTCCGCGTGTTCGCGCGCCATCTTGAACAGCGCGCCCTTGGCGGCCGGGTTAGCCTCGACGGCGGCCTTGAGTGCTTCGTCGCCTTTCAGCAGGTCATTGAGTGCCTGGGGCGTCAGAACCGGATCATCGGCCAGCGAATAGGATTCCTCCGGCTCGGCCGGCGTCTCTTCAGTCTTCTCCGCATCGGGTTTGGTTGCTTCTTCTGCCGTTTTCTCTTCCGCGGGTGTCTCAGTAGCCGTCTCGGCTGCGGGTGTCTCCGCTTCTGTCTCGGTTCGCTCAACAGGCCAGGGGGATTCATCGTCGACTGTGACGGTGGGGTTCTCAGCCTTGAACGCTTCTAGCTCCTGCCGCCATTGGACCTCGGCCTGGTAGGAGTCCACCGCATTGCCGAACTCGGACGGGTTCAGCTTCGACGGCGGCTGCGGCCCGGTTGCTCCTGATGGCGGGGCGCCTGCCGCGGGTGTTGCTGTTGGTGCGGCAGGCGCTGAGGGGGAGGGAATTACTGGTGCGGACTGTGCTGCGGGGACCGGAGATGCCGCTGGCGCTGGTGCCGGTGCGGACACGGCGGGGGCGCTGGGCACGACTGAGATCGGGGATCCTGGTGTTGCCATGAGTATCGCTCCTTGTTCTGCGGGAACCTGCCCCGTCAGGTTGAGCAGGGCGGCTTGTGGCCGCCCCGGTGCTGTTCACTTTCTTTTGCAATCAAGAGAGTGGGCTATTTCTGAGCATTCTCGCCGGTCTGGTCCACTTCCGGCGCATCCGGTTGATTCTGCGCTGCTTCGATCTGGACCAATTCTGCCGCGTCCTGCTGCGCAGGCGATAGGTCCGGCATCGGTCCGGGGCCGCTTACCACTGTGCCATCCGAGTACGTTTTGACTTCATACGGAGGAGCGTCTGACTCGACTCCGCCGGGAATCGCGTGTGGCGACTCCGGCGCGCCTGGTTCGACCGGGCCGAAGACCTCATCGACCAGTTTGATGGCCTCGTCTCCAGCCTTCTCCTCTTCCAGCTTAATGGCCTCGTCGATCAGCTTCACGGCATCTTCATGGGTGATTGCTGGCGGCTTTCCCTCACACAGCGGCGGCGGCACGGCGTTGAGCGACTCAAGTTTCGCTTCGAGTTCGGCGACTTTCGCTTTGAGCGCGTCGATCTCGTCCTTGAACGGCTGCGGATCAATGTACTGTCTGGGCATGTGAATTCTCCTTATTTCCCCATTACTTTCGTTACGGTGTCAATAATTTCTTTTGCTGCGGCCACGGGCGGTTGCGACAAATGCGGTATGGTGATCGGGACTTGTGCGTTCCGGTGGAGCATATCTGCGGCATCGGCAGCCTGCCCGAGTAGTTTAGCCTCCATCGCCTGAATCGCAGGGTTCGGCGCGGGCGGCGGCGGTTGTCCCTCCTTCTGTGATTGCATCTTTAACTTCGCCATGTACCCCTGGACCTGCGCCTGGTAATCCAGAGCCAGCCGCTTGAAGGCGATAACGTTGGCCCAGCCCATCGGGTTCTGATCCTTCACATCACAGTTCTCGGAGCAGAATTGGTCGATGGTCGGCAGCATGATGCTGTAATCCTCAACCCACTTGTTCGGCGCGATCGAGGGCTTGAAGATCGGCGTACCGTCGGCCGGGTCTGTTGCCTGCTGGCCATTGGGGCCAATCTGCGGCGTGGGCGGCGTCTGGAGCAGCTGGCGGATGTCCTGCAGTGTCTTAGACCGCTGAGCGGCGCCGGGCGCAACCGAGCCGGGCAGGCCCCAATAGTCATTGAGCAACTGCTGATTTGCCGTCTCGTCCAGCCACGCCAGGGCGGCCGGGTTCTGCTTCTCGGCCATCTCCATGATCGACTGGCACCATGCGCGCTTTTGCTCCGGCGTCATGGGCAGTCCCTCATCGGTGTTGGCCATCACCCGGACGCGCCCCTGCATCTCATCGAGGTGGACGTAATTGTTGCGGAACTCGGAGCCGTTCTCCTCGATCACCTGCCAGAGCGAGCCGGTGTAGCTCATGTTCTGCTGGAGGCACTCGATGGCGTTCTGTCCAGCGGCGGCATGCTCCTCTTTCATGGCGTCGTAGATGTCGCCCAATGGCCCCATGGCCTGGTCTAGCATCTGCTTCTGGCCCTTGCCCGTCTCCACGCCTGGGGTTGTGCCGGTGCCGCTCACCTGCGGCGGGATGCCGGAAATGATCTGGCAGTAGTTCCAGAGCCGGTCGAGGTAGGACATCAGGCCTGGGTCCATCTGGAATTGGAAATGATAGATGGAATTGCTGAGCGGCTGCGACACGCCCTCACCGATGGATGGGGTCGGGTTGAGCACGCCGCCGGTCATTGGCTTGCCGCTCATCTCGCGGATGTCGATGCGCCGCGGGTCGGCCAGGGTTATGCCGGTCGAGCACCGCTCCATGTAATCATCGAGGATGTTGTTGATGGCGTTGAACCGCTCATTAAACGGCACCACGTTGTCAGCCACGCTCGGCGGATACAGCCCGTAGCCGCGGTGCAACTTACACGCACTCCACTCCTTCGGCAGAACGGCCTTTTCGATCTGGAGCACCAGCGGCCCCCACATCGTTACCTTCATGCCTTCCGGGTAGAGCTGCTTCAGCAGGCCTACAAAGTCGTCATCGTGCTGGATGCGGTAGTAGGAGTTCGGCTGCACCCATACCAGCGAGAACGTGCCGCGCGCAGCGAAGATGTCGGCCGTGACCGAGAACGATGACGAGTAGACCATCGTTCGCACCAGGCGCTCGTAGCTCGCATTATCGTTGGTGGCGCTCTCGATGCCTTCGGTGATCTCGTCGGCCATCTCAGGAAAGGTGGCGCGAATCTCGCAGGCGTCGACTTCCCACTCCAGGGCCAGCAGCGGAACATCCTCGATGTACTCTTTGGTCGGGTCGGTATCGACCTGCAGCGGGGAGTAGATGGACCACTTCGGCAGACCGTTGGGCCGCTTCTTGGTTCCCACCTTACCGACGACGCTGGCCGTCTCGCCCGGCTGGAAGTCGGCGGGGCTCAGCATGGCGCCACACTTCGGGCAAGACATCTTCCCAGTCTGCGCGATCTCCTGCTCTGTCGAATCCGTGCCGCAGTTCGGGCAATGGAAGTGGTCCTCTGAGATTTTGGCGTCGATATTGCCGTAAACGGGTTGTTCGGTAAATGAGAGCCACACGCCATCAATCACAAAGCGCGTCCACTTGAAATAGACGCCATAGAGAAAAAGGTATTGCGACTCCAGCCCCAGCAGCCCTTTGACTTTGTTAGCCTCTTCGATGATGCTGATGGCCTGCTGGCCAGCCTTGGCCGTGGTCATGTCGGCCAGGTTCTCCGCGTTCTCGGGGCGGATCACCACAGGCGGCACGGCGCGCGCGACCGCAGCGGTGAAGTTGCGCCGGCAGGTCTGAGTGATGTTGTTGACGTACTTCTCCAGGTAGCTGTAATCCGATTCCTGATTATTCTGGCGATACCAGGCAACCGCATCAAAATAGGTTCGGCTGATCGGATCCCACCCGAGTATCTGCTTGCCCTTGTCGTACTCGGTATTCTTGAGCCAGTTCGGCATCTTCATAATGCGATCGGTGGCCCACTGAGTACGGAATGGTTGAATGATCTCGTGGACGATGCGCTCCTCTTGCTCGCTGGTCAGTCCCGACTTGCGCTCCTGCTCCTGCTTGTCGCCGCGGAGGGGGTTCTGTGACGTTTTCTCGGCGTTGACTGCCTCATCGGGCTGGTTCTGTGCTCCGGCTGCCATGGGAGGGGTCAGAGCGCCCTGCGGGGGCATCGTGAGCGGGCTACTGGCCATGTGATACCCTCCGCGTCTTCTGCGCGTTCTCAGTCAGTTCTTCGGCCACGCTCTTTGCTCCAGCGGTTTGCGACCGCTTGTAGGCTTCCCGGTTGGCGGCGGATGTGACCATGGAGAGCGTAACCTTTCCGGCTATGGGCTGAATCTTCGAGAGGTCCGTGTCCATGCCGATGATCGACTCAGCAGACGCAGCCGGAGCGGTGCGCAGTTGTGGAATCAGTAGCTCGCGGAGCCGGTTGAGTTCGGCTTCGAGCTTCTGGTTACGTTCTCGCTCCTCATCAAATCTCTCTCTCGATACCCATGGTAGTTTCATGGCTTAATTAAACTCGGTGATGACGACGCTGGTGGCGGTCGCACTGCCTGACCGGAGTTTGATGATTGTCGTGGCGGCCTGCGTCCCTACGCCGATGATGGGCTGTCCGACCTGGCCCACGAGTTCGCCCAAAGCCTCGTGCCCGGCCATCGGGTTGCCAATAACGATCGGCAGGTTCCCGCAACCGATGATGTCGCCATTGCCCGCCACCGCCCGGAATACCGTCGTGAATCCAAGGGTTGAGCCATCGTTCGGAATCTCGTAGTCGATCACGCCTTGCGGCGGATTGGCGGCGCCCTCGGCCGTGATCTGGCTCTCGTCGATGATTACGCGGCGAGAAGTGGTGGTGGCGAGAATTGCAATGAACGCGCCAGTGTTGGCGTTGAGGTCGACGATCCTTTTGACTCCTGCAAATCCCTGGGGCATCTATTTGCCGCCTTTCATCTTAGTGATGCGCTTGCCGGCGCGCTCTTGCTTTATGCCGGGAAACTTGGCCGCCACCTTGCTCTTGATGGTGGCCTGCTCTGCCGGAGTGGCGTTCTGCGAGGCCCGCGCCAGCGCATTCCTGGCGTGAGAAGCGTCGGGCAAAGGATACGCGCGTTTGTCCGGTAGCGCAAAGGTGCTCGGCTTCAGAGCGTTGCGCATCTTCGATGTGAGTCTCGCCATGATTTACTCCTTTTCTCCTCAACAAAAAGGGCATGACCTAAGCCATGCCCTGTGTCCGTTCGCGGGACTGCGCCGACCCCTGGCACATGGAGCACGAGGGGATTACCGCGCCGCCCGCGCCAGCCAGTCCTTCAAGTCCGGGCCGCCGATAGCCTTGTAGGCCGCGATGCGGACGGTTTTGAAGGCTTCCACTAGGCGGTCTGCATCCAAGAGGTTCGCACGTTGCACCGTCAGTACGCCCCAGAGGCCGTCCACGGCGATGATGCCTGACAGGTTGGCGATAGCCTCTTGAAGCAGCTTCACAGCCGTCCCTGGGCCTTGATTCACGGCGCTGTCGAGTACACGCTTGGCCACTTCCGTCGAGGTCAGTTGCCCGTACCACCCATTCCAGAAGTGTGTCCGGTAAAAGCTGTAAACGGCCGGGCCGCGCTCAGCCTGAAGTTTGGCAGCGATGGCCGCGTACTCAGATGGGAAGACGTGAGAGTTTACTCCCGCGATAGCTCTAGCGCCCGGAGGCAAGTCGGGATTGGATGCCCAGGTGCGGTTTCTGTCCTCACTGTCGAGTACCCAGGATAAACATACGTCAAAGCTGGCCACGATTCTCCTTTACCAATACGCCGCGAGTCGCTCACCAAGAACATCCGAATACTTCTTCATGTAGATGTCCTGCTGGGCTAAGAGCATCCGCTCATTTTCCGGCAGTGAAGCGAAAATCTGCCCCGCCATGAAATAGCAGAGTTTTTCTCGCTTGGCGTCGAGTTCCACCTTCTCATCGACTACGCGCTGCTGAAACTCCGGCGTGTACTGGCGCTGGTCAGGCTCTCCGCACTGACCGGGATAATCTTCAAGTGGCATCATGCCCTCCCAAGTGCCTTATCGACGGCGGCGGCAATCTTCTTCTCAGCCACACCCGTACAAAATGGAGGTGCTGATAGGACGGTAATGCCGAGGCTGGGATTAGCGTATTCCCACGCCACTTGCACCCCTTTGTATTCCGCCGTACCATGATCCCCGGAGATGGCAAGTCCTGTCGCCGTCTTGACATCAGACTCCAGCGCGGTGTATTGCGCTGGAGTCACGTTCTGCCATGTTTGAGTTTTGTTGGCCATTACAGCCTCTTCGCCTTAGCCAGAGCAGCGTCAATCACCAAATCGCCAGTCTGTACCGCCAGCACTGAGTTCCACTGCGCCTTGAATGCCTTGTTGCTCATGGGCACGGTGAGGGTGATCTTCTCGCCAGCGGCAAGCGACTTCTTGAGGGCCGGAAGAAGAGAAGTCCAAGCCTCAAGCTGCGTCAGGATCAGTTGCGCAAACGACTGAATGACGCCCGACAGTGAAGCAGGGATACCCTCGACCTGTGCAAAGGAAGGAATATCGGAGATCACAGCCTGAGCAGCGGCCTCGATATTCTCCAGCAGAGTATCGCTTGGGTTGGACTGATATTCAGATACAAGGGATTCAATGTTCTGCATCCCGGCCTGAAGTTTAGCAGCCCATCCGGTCAGCAAAATCACCACGGAGGCGAGAGCGGCATTGCCTGTTAGGCCAGCCAGAAGGCTGAGCACAGATCCGGCGCTTGTGACTAGAACAGGGATAATGCTGTTGGCCGTCTGAATCCAAGCAGGAAGGTCGCAACCAGCGGTAAGCTGGCAGATGGTAAGGACGCCGAGAAACAGTCCGAGGCAGGTGAAAGCGCGATGCCAGCGGGCGGTGAACTTCTGAATGTTCTTCATGATGCACTCCTTGAATCGGTTGTGGTGCGTTACCTGATAGCAGTGAGATCTTGCTGAAGCCGTTGAAGCACGAAGCCCACTACTTTAGTCGTGGGTAGTTCACTCTTCGCTTCCGTGTTTTTCCAAGATTTCTTCGGCGGCTAGTATCACACCCTTTCCACAATCAACCACCCCAGCGCCTATTGCGGCGGCAACCTCGCCCACATCTTCTAGGCCGTTGATGATTTTCTTACCTAAACTCTCCTTCTTCGGCTCTGGCTGGACTGCTGGTTTATCAGGCATGGCACTCCTTGAATCGGTTGTGGCGCGTTATTTCCAGCACCAATCTGGCTCATGATACCTAAGCAGCCAGTCTCGGAACGTGTGATGGCACCATTTTACCTGAGCCTGAGCCGCCGCTGTAATGGCGTCTACCACTAAGCACGGGTATCCTTCTTGCAGTTCAATCGTATTCTCTCTGATCTGCGCGATGTCTCGGCGAATGAGTTCATTGCTGATCGGATCCTCTTCGGCCAGTATGCTCTTCAGTGTCGCTAGATCGTTCGTTTTCCAGTACGCATCTTGCAATGCATTGTATCGCGCCTGGAGGGCTTCAGTGGGCTGCAGCGCAAGCATCTCAACCTGCGAGTGCATGACGGGCGTTAGAAGCGCGAATAGAAACATAAGGGATTTACGTACTTGAGTCCCTATCACGACGGTGCCTGACTATTTGCGATGGAAATCAGCAAATCGCGGAACTGTGGAGGCGTTCCAATTCGCGGTGCGCTATTGATTCCACCGCCCCTTGC